GTTAACAGCCAAACAAAAGGCATTCGCCCGCTCCCTTGCTCTCGGCAACAGTAAAGCTCAGGCATATAGAGAGACACATAACAGCAAAGCAACCAAGAAGACACAGGCTAACAACGGATATAGGCTGGCTCAACGTGAGGACATCCAAACGATCAAGGAAGCCTACGAGCTGGCAATAGAAGCTGCGAAACAGCGCACACCTGCTCAACTAAGGGAATTGGTTATCCATCAGTTAACCCAGCACGCCCTAGATACGGAAGTCCCGCCAGCCCAGCGTATACAGGCCTTGAAGCTGCTGGGGACGGTATCAGAGGTGGCTGCATTCACGGAGCGCAAGGAGGTCACGCAGGTGAAAAGGAGCGAGGACGTGCGTGCTGCCCTGATAGAAAAGTTACGCGCGATCACCGGCTCAGCGGTAGAAGGTGAGATTGTGGATGCACATGACGCAGACAGCCTACTCGAAGAGATACGCGAAGGGACCGCCAGCAACGCACAGGAGAACGCCCAGACAGCAGCAGATGGCGATCCTGTCCCGCTCGACCCCACCCCAGTGGCACCCCCGACTGGTACGGTTGACCACCTTGGTACAAGTTTGCATAGTATTCCACTCAGTCAGCCCCAAGTAGAATCCACCCCACCCGTCTTCCAGAAAAAAGCGCCGGCCGAGACCCCCACCCCCTCAGATATGGAAACACCCCCGGCAGGAGTATCTGCAAATGAGTAGACCACCATATATAGATATCGACATTGACGGGGCTTCTCTTAGGTTCCACCTGTGCGAAAATGACTACATCTGCCGTATAGAGTATGGGCTTATTGCCCAGCTTAAAGACGCACAAATGTTGGCCAGCGATCCTTCTGGGCTTCGCAGGAAAACACCCCCCGTATATGGAACCGGAGACTGATATGCGGTACAGGAAAAAACCTGTTGTTATAGAGGCAACGCAGTGGTTTAAGAATGGCGACCACCCTGCTGTCGGAAATTTCCCAGATTGGCTTACTTATAGCAAAGAAGGGCTTGGTTGGGTTGAGACTCTGGAGGGCGGCCACATAGTAACGCCGGGGGATTGGATCATTACCGGGGTGCAGGGTGAGCATTACCCATGCAAGCCCGACATCTTTGAGGCAACCTATGAGCCAGAGTGACCATACCCCTATGGAATTAGCCTTTTGGGAATACGCGGAGCTCTATACCGGTATGCAGGGGGTAGACATGGAGAAGTCTTCGCACGGCCGGGCATTTATAGCCGGATGGGAGTCTGCCATGAAGCATCTTGACTCTTTATGCGAGCCGGGTCTTATTAAGAAGCTGGCGGAGAAATTATGAAGCGCGTTCTCACCATAACAAGTTACGGTGACAATTGTGCCGGCTAAGAGTTTACAGGAGGCGCTGGAGGTGCCTATGACACCTAAGCAGAAAGAGATCTTTATGGTAATTGACTCGTGGTGGGACAAGTTTGGCTTCGGGCCGAGCATAGATGACATCATGAGACTTACCGGCGATAAGGGGCGCGGGAATGTGGCGCGTGTGTGTAAGAACCTTGTTGAGCTTGGTATTTGTAAGAGAGTGCCCAACCGTGCAAGAAGCATCCGGCCGACCTATGTGAAGATGAGGAACCTGAAGTGACAGACTACAAAGTAAAAGAGCTTGCCCACCGGGTTTGCTGGAAGTACAAGAAGAGCCAAGACCCGCACCATAGCGATACCTATACGTTCAACGAGAACACGCTGTTGGAGTTTGCGCGGCTGCTTGCTCTTATGGAAGAAAAGAAGTGAACGAAGAAGAGATTGTTCAGGAGATCCTAAGCCGGCCGCTGGCCGAGCAGGAGGCGCTTCTGTCCATGCTGGATGAGTTCAAAGCATCTCAGAGTAGAGAGCGCGCCCAAACGGACTTCATGTACTACGCTCACCAGATGTGGCCCGGGTTCGTAGATGGCCGCCACCACAGAGTCATGGCGAAGAAGTTCCAAGAGATCGCGGAAGGAAAGTGTAAGCGGCTAATTATCTGTATGCCGCCACGACACTCCAAGTCGGAGCTTGGGTCGTACCTTTTGCCGTCATGGTTCCTAGGTCTGTTCCCGGACAAGAAGATCATTCAGTGTTCCAACACGGCAGAACTGGCGGTAGGGTTTGGTCGTAAGGTGCGTAACCTTGTTGACTCAGAACAGTACGCGCGGAATTTCCCGAATGTTCACCTACGGCAGGATAGCAAAGCCGCTGGCCGGTGGGCAGTAAACAAGACGGGCGAGTACTTCGCTATCGGTACTGGCGGTGCGGTAACGGGTAAGGGCGCTGATCTACTCATTATTGATGACCCGCACTCTGAACAGGAAGCAAAGCTGGCTGCGTCCAATCCAGAAGTGTTTGACACTGTATACGAATGGTATACATCCGGTCCGCGTCAGCGTTTACAGCCGGGCGGGGCCATAGTAATCATCATGACAAGATGGTCCAAGCGAGACTTGGTTGGTCGCATCCTCCAGTCGTCCATGGAAAAAGAAGGTAACGATGAATGGGAAATTATTGAGTTTCCGGCAATACTGCCAAGTGGAAATCCGCTATGGCCGGAGTTCTGGAGCATTGAAGAACTGGAAGCGCTTAGGTCTGAGCTTCCGCCGGCTAAGTGGAACGCCCAGTATCAGCAAAGTCCTACTTCGGAAGAAGGCGCTATTGTTAAGCGCGAATGGTGGAAGATCTGGGAGCCTGAAGATCCTCCTAGATGCGAGTTCCTGCTGCAAAGCTGGGATACGGCGTTTACTAAAAATGAACGTTCCGACTATTCCGCATGTACAACTTGGGGTGTTTTTTATCCAAACGAAAACCCTGACGACGCCAATATCATTTTGCTTGACGCCTTTAAGGGTCGGTACGAGTTCCCTGAGCTCAAGGACAAAGCCTTCCGTCACTACAATGAGTGGGAGCCGGATGCGTTTATTATTGAAGCGAAGGCATCTGGTGCGCCGCTGATCTTTGAGTTGCGGGCAATGGGCATACCGGTTCAGGAATTCACGCCGTCACGCGGAAATGACAAGGTAGTCCGCATGAATTCTGTTGCGGATCTGTTCGCATCTGGTAAAGTATGGGCACCGCCAACTAGATGGGCTGAAGAAGTGATAGAAGAGATGGCTTCGTTTCCAAACTCGTCACACGATGACTTAGTGGATAGCTCCACTCAAGCCCTTATTCGCTTTAGAAAGGGTGGATTTGTCAGACTGGCAAGCGATGAGCCAGAAGATATCCGCTACTTCAAAGGCCGGCGCAACAAATACTACTAAGGAATCACCATGGCAATGGAAAAAGGACTGTATAGCGCCCCGGAAGGGCTGGAATTGTTGGCAGAAACCGAGCCAGAGATTGAAATTGAGATCAGCGACGGCCCGGAAATCTCTGTAAACGAGGACGGATCTGTTGATATCGTGTTTGAAGAGGAAGAAAACAGCGATATTGACGAGTTTGACGCTAACATTGCCGAGTTTTTGAGCGAAGGCGTGCTGCAAAAGCTGAGTTCAGAGCTTGTTGAGCTGGTTGATGAGGACATTAACAGCCGAAAAGAGTGGGCAGACACTTATGTAAAGGGTCTGGAAGTCCTTGGCCTCAAGTACGAAGAGCGCACAGAGCCATGGCAAGACGCTTGTGGCGTGTACTCCACGGTACTAGCCGAAGCCGCCATCCGATTCCAAGCGGAATCCATGTCTGAGTCATTTCCTGCTGCTGGCCCGGTAAAGACGGCCATCATCGGCATGATAAATAAGGACAAAGAAGACGCGGCCGCCCGTGTTCGTGAGGACATGAACTATCAGCTCACGGAAAAGATGACCGAGTACCGCCCTGAGCATGAGCGCATGCTGTACTCGCTAGGCCTTGCTGGTTCCGCCTTCAAGAAGGTGTACTTTGACCCGCGACTTGGCCGCCAAGTCTCTGTTTACATCCCGGCAGAGGACGTAATCGTCCCTTACGGCGCGTCTCACATTGAGATGGCAGAGCGTGTGACACACATCATGCGCAAGACAGAGAACGAAGTGCTGCGCATGCAGGCCGCTGGCTTCTACCGAGACATCGACCTTGGCGAACCGGTTCAGTTTCACACTGACATTGAAAAGAAAAAGGCCGAAGAGGGTGGCTACTCCCTTACACAAGACAACCGATACGCAATCTACGAAATCCACGTAGACATGAGTATTGACGGCGTAGACGACGAAGAGGAAAACGATCTTCCAAAGCCATACGTCATCACAATTGACAAGGGGACCGGTGATGTACTGGCTATCCGTCGCAACTGGGATCCTACTGATCCTTTATATCTTAAGCGTCAGCACTTCGTTCACTACGTATATGTACCCGGATTTGGATTTTATGGTCTTGGTCTCATCCACATTATTGGTGGTTATGCTCGTGCTGGCACTTCTATTATCCGCCAACTGGTTGACGCTGGCACACTAAGCAACCTGCCGGGCGGCCTGAAGGCCCGTGGCCTGAGAGTGAAGGGTGACGACACACCTATCGCCCCGGGCGAGTTCAGAGACGTTGACGTACCGTCTGGCGCCATTCGTGACAACATCATGCCGCTCCCGTACAAGGAGCCGAGCCAAGTTCTTGCCGGTCTGTTAGACAAGATCACAGAAGAGGGCCGCAGACTCGGCGCTATTTCTGACATGAACATCTCCGACATGAGCGCACAAGCACCCGTTGGCACGACTCTTGCCTTGCTTGAGCGCACGCTTAAGCCAATGGCAGCCGTACAGAGCCGCGTTCACTTTGCCATGAAGCAGGAGTTCAAGCTCCTAAAGGCGATCATTGCAGACTACG